CTTGGCTGCTATCATAAGTTTCTATTTTGGTAGTAGAGCATTCAGTAGGAAATAGTTATGGAAGGTATAAGCATAACAGAATGGATAAACGTTTTCCTCGGTGCATTTGCGGTACTTGGCGGAATCGTATACGCCCTCGTGAGAAATCATGTCTTATTAGCGGAAGCTCAGAAAAAAATAGAGGTGTTGTTCGAATTGGTCAATTCTTTACGAGATCGTATTAACAACGGAAGGGATAAATAATGGCTACAAAAAAGAAAAGCACTGTCAATGCATCTAAGAACTACACTAAACCCGGACTGAGAAAAAAGATATTTGAATCAGTCAAAGCTGGTAGCAAAGGTGGTAGGCCCGGTCAATGGAGCGCCCGCAAGGCTCAAATGGTCGCAAAGAAATATAAAGATGCAGGTGGGGGTTATAAGTCCTAATGGCTAAAACAGCTAGACAAAAAAGTCTGACCGATTGGGGCAAACAGAAATGGCGTACCAAATCAGGTAAACCATCTACACAAGGGCCGAAGGCCACTGGTGAACGTTACCTACCGGAGAAAGCTATAAAGCGTCTGAGTAGCCAAGAATATGCGGCTACGACTGCTGCCAAACGTAAAGCAACTAAAGCTGGTAAACAGTTTTCTAAGCAACCGACTAAAATCGCAAGCAAAACTAGAAAATATAGAAAGACCAGAGCATGAATGCTATCAAGTTTGAAAAAGAAATGGACCGTGATGGTGACGGTATAATCACTGCCGAAGAGGTGCAGGTTGCTGACCTGCACGAAAAAAACACAATACAAAGTAGGATTACCATCGCTAGTTTTGTAGTCATGGTTCTACTAACTTGTGTGTTGTTATCAGGGTTAATTCCGGACAGTAGGATTACAGCCTTGTCTGGGTTGATATCAACCCTGTTTGTGGCGCTGGCTGGTATTATTGGTGCCTATTACGGTATGCAAGCATGGATGTCCAGAAAGTAACCAAGACATCTGACCGTGGTATCGATCTTATTAAAAATTTCGAGGGTTTTCGCTCGAAACCATACCAGTGCAGCGCAGCAGTGTGGACCATAGGTTGGGGTAGTACACGCCTAGCTGATGGTAGTAGGGTTACTCAAAACACCCCTGAGATGTCCGAGGATGAGGCAGAACGCCTGTTAAGGCAACAATTGGTATCATATGAGCGTGCAGTGCTAACGCTCGTTCCCTGTAAGCTAACGCAAAACCAATTCGATAGTCTGGTTAGTTTCGCCTATAACCTTGGCAGCGGATCTCTCCGTGCAAGCACACTTCGTAAAAAAGTCATCCGGGGTGACCCTACGGCACCTGATGAATTTCCACGGTGGTCTTATGCCAGTGGTAAATTTATCCGTGGTTTACACCGTAGACGCATGGCAGAAAGAAAATTATTTTTGTCTACTTAGTGCTTGCAATCTACTCCGGAAGTTGTTATAAATAAGAATAACTTGAAACGGAGAACTTAAATGACTTGCACGAAACATAACATTCCAGATAACAACCAAGACGGACTCGACATCAAATCATGCTTGAAGTGTGAGGGTAAGGGTTTTACAAAACATGATCTTTTTGGTGCAAGGGGTGAAGTAGAACACCTTCTTGAATTTTCTAAAGCTAACAAATCTAAACTTATGGTTGGCAAAATTTGTGAGCCATGTAACGGTACTGGCCTTGGTGAAAAAGTCAAAAAAATTTGGTACGAAGATTGTTGGAAGTGTGACGGCACAGGCGAAGTTTACTGGGGGGTTTGTTGGGCCTGTGGCGGTCGTAAAAAACGTGCTTTCAAAACTTCTCCTGAAGTTCGTGCAAAGAGACGCGAGACAGCCCGTAAAAAGAGAGAGGAAAAAGCTGTTCTCCGTTTAGAGAAAGAGTTAGCTAGACAGCGTGAAATTACTGGTGGTTTGACATTTGCAGAAAAGCGAGAAGAGCGTGAAGCGCAATGGGCTGAGGAAAAAGCTAAGGCTCAAGATGTACCAACGGGAACCGTTAATATTTCTGGTGAAGTGCTTAAAGTTGCTTTGCAAGAAACTCGATTTGGTCAAGTCGCAAAAATGACAGTCAAAGATCATCAAAACGGTTTTGTAGTTTGGGGTTCTGTGCCAACCATTTTTGATGAAGAGGGTAAACTTCTTACCGTTGGTAAAGGTGATCATATTACTTTTACAGCGTCTGTAACACCGTCTGAAAAAGATGCTAAGTTTGGGTTTTTTAAAAGACCAAGAAAAGCTGTCATTTCCCAAGTGAGCGTTTAAGAATGGAGAGCGAATATAACGTCGAGCCTATCAACTATAGAGATTGCTTGCCTTTCATATTGGATATCCACTATGCGAGGCGAGTACCCTCGATAAGTTGGGCGTTCGGGTTATTTAAAAAGGGTGACAATCCTCACGACTTGTTCCGTATCGGGCCACTTGTGGGGATTGTTTCTTTTGGTACACCACCATCACCTTCGTTGTGTGAGGGGGTCTGTGGCGTGGAACACAAGGAAAACGTCATTGAACTCAACCGACTTGTGCTCCGTGACAATCTGAAAAACGAAGCGTCTTTTCTCGTTAGTCGTGCTCTTAAACTATTGCCAAGACCGAAGGTAGTTGTCTCCTACGCTGACACGGCTCAGGACCATACAGGAGTGATCTATCAAGCACTCAATTTTGTTTACACGGGTATAAGTGCCAAAAGAACTGAATGGGTTGTCCGTGGCTCTAATCTGCACTCTAAGACTATCGTGTCACAGAGCACGTTAGAAGAACGAATAGCTGACCCAGAAAAATACGAGGTTGTAGAGCGATCTCAAAAGCATCGATACATTTACTTTCTAGGAAGCAAGCGCGAGAAAAAAGATTTAAGGAAAGCGTTGAGGTATAAAATTTTGGATAGCTATCCAAAGCAACCTATTCAAACTCCGTCTCCCATAACCACCTAGCCATTAACAAGGACTCGGCTCGGTCTGCGTGCTTTTTTAAATTAATTGGAGCATCAGGAAACAAGGTCAGGGCAACTGCTCTGGCCTGTTCTTTATCTGCCGATAACCCAAAATGTTTTTTCCACACTTGGGGCATTACATAACGCAACTCGAATCGGCAACTAGCCACGCAAGCACGAGCAGTGCCGAAAGAATCACCCAAGCTAAATACGCTTGAAACTCCCTGACCCGGATGGGCGTTAACTCGTTCAATAGCGCACGAAATAAAATCTTCAGGTTCACCTTCCTTACGACTATTTTGTCGTAGTAAGTTGATCGTAGCTGACACATCAACTTCCCATTTGACCTTACCACCACCTTTATTCATCACTGGCATATCGTGTACGGATTTAAACTGTCCATTATCTAGGATTCCAATGGCCCCTCTTAGACCCGGATCTATGCCAATCGTAATCATAACGCTGTATAATCCTCGCAACCAACGAGTTGATTCTGTGGGGTCAAAGTCGCATCATGCAAAGTGCAATGCCATTCTCCATTATGACTTGGTATAGAATTTTGGCAAGTTCTACAATGCACCAGTGGTTTTTCTTCTCTGATACAGACGCTACGCATATCACACCATTTACACTGAAATGCACTTCCATCATCACTGATGCCTGTCGGTCTCATATGGGCGTTTAACAGCGATGTAATGCGTTTCTGTAAGTTCTTTTGATCTCTTGCACTTGGTTTAATACGCTCTACATAAAATTGTTCGTCATCTTTACACACTGCAACATAAAGACCACGTTGGAAATTTCCCAACGCCATACTGATTTGAACTTGAGCATAGTGCTCCGGTTTTGATTCTTTTACACCGTGACGTTGCAAAGCACTGAAACTTTTTTTGTTATGAGTTTTTACTTCAAGCAAGTGAGCCTCAGAGTTACGAGGCACGTTACGCACAACGCCATCAGCCCGACAGACAAAATGACCCGTTGAGTCTGTAAATTCAAACTGACTGCCATATTCATCGACTGCCCAGACCTCTAAGCCAGAGTTGTGCAGGTCTTTTATTATACGATCTTCCTGTATGTATCCGGTTTCGAACAGACGGAGTATGCGTCCGTCCAATTGTTTTTTGGCAAAGTTACGCCATTGAAAATATATCTTTCGGATACATTCGGTCCCAATGCTCGATGCACCTAACCGAGTAAAATACAGTGGCTGATTTTTTTGATAGGACTGATAAATATTTTTGATAATTTGTTTTTCAACTGATGGTGGTATAGCAACCATAACTCAATCCAGAAAGATGCCCGTGGCTTTCACCACGGGCGTTTGTTTAATCAATTTTCCACTTACTACCACCGTTAGTTTCTTTCTTTGGTGGTTCAGACTTCGCCACTGGAGCCTTAGCTTTAGATTTGGAAAACAGAAACGAGGCGATCTTGTTTTTGTCAGCATAACCGTTAGTGCCTTTTTCAATAACGATGTTAGCTTGAAACGGTCTTTCTAACAGATCATCTGTGTCATCTGCTTCCGGTTTACCGCACGCTGTAGCCCACGCAACTAATTGTTGATGACCAATGCGCTCGGCTGTTTCTGATGCATTTTTGGTATTGAATTGAAACCAGATTTTGCGTCCTTCATACGAACCGGATGCTACCTCAAACGTGACAGCAATCAATTCACCATTGTTTTTAGTTGGACGTTCTTCGGCATCTGTAGCCCGAAGAGTGTATTCACCTTTGGGTAACAATTCAAAGCTCATTGGTTCTTGAGGTGCAACCTCACTTGGGTTAAATCCAAATTTAGGCATAACTATCTCCTTAGCTAAATACTGGGATGACTTCAGATAAATTGTCAAAATTCATTTCAATTTTATCAGGACAATCAAAACGATTTTTGGCGGCGAAAGCTGGGTTGGGTTGGAAGTGTAAGAAACGATCACCACTCGATACCCCACGGTTTTTCGTTGTGTTGAACCCAGTATCCGACTTGCGTATTACAACGTCGAATGCTGCAAAGCACAAAGCATCAACCCACTCTTGTAAGAGAGAGTTACAATACTTTGGCAACTTAGGTTCATATTTATCAAACGGTTCCGTGCGAGGATCTTCAAACTTTATAACTGCACTGTGAGCTATCAACACAACATTCATCCCACGGTGCTCCCGAAGATAATCAAGACCCTGAAGCATCTCACGAAATTCCTCACACACTTTGACCTTATCCCTACCGTATGACAACTCCTTTGCGTCATAAGTATCTTCAACGGATTTAACGATCAAAGGCTCGACAAGCCAATCAACGGAGTCGATCACACACGTTTTAAAATTATGCTCCCCAGACAATAAAGTCTGAATGTTTTCAGCAACCGTTGTCGCAGACTCCGCACGTTCAAATGAAACAACGTCCAGTGTGTCTAGACCGTCCTCAGTGCTTATAAAGATTGGATCTGGGAAGTGACTAGCCAATGTTGACTTTCCAATCCCGTGATCTCCATAGATACAAATGCGAGGCGGTTTTTTTTGTTTACCTCTTCTTAATTGACTTTCGAAGTCAGCCTTCTTTTTTGACATTTTTTTCTCCTTTATGAAATAAGCGGTTGTCAATCCGCATCTGCAAAATCCCATGCTACCTCGTGATACTCTTGTTTAATCCGGTTCCAACTTAGCATCCGTACCACTGGGGAATACTCGGATGCCACTTTGGTTACCATCCCACAGATAGCGGGATCACCGAGTAGCAGTAAAAAATCATCCTCACAAAAATCCCTCAATTGCGTATGAGCAACGCCTGTCAGGTAATCAGTGTCGTATGGTCGATGTATATGGTTAGGGTATAAAACGTGTAGTTCCCCGTGTCGTTTGGCATCCGACATATCTTTATTATTGTGAGCTTGGACGATATAAACTTTAGCCATTTCTAACTCCAAAATTTGCCATGAAAATTTCTGTCACATCAAGAAAGTGCTCGGCACCGATGTTGTGTGCTATGTCGATGCATTCGTTGATGTACCACTGTGTATCCAAATCGTCAGGCTTTTCTGACCAATCACTCGGAACAACGTGCATACAGGCTTGTGCTCCGTCTGACTTTGGAACTTTATTATTATTTTTTGCGTACAGAATCGGGTCTGTCGTTTTGTTTGACTGATACCACCGGACAACCTTGCCAAGATATTTTCCGCCTTGTACCCCTCCACCAGCTACGTTTCTGGCAGTGATGAACATATCAAATGAAGCCTTTTCTATGGTTCGCTCAAAGCTCGTGCCACGGGCAAGCCACTGACCTACGGCATACGCACACACTGGGGCAGTAGGATTTTTTCGCAGTGACACTGGAGCGTAAATGCCTTTGGCCTTAACTGTTTTGTCTTTTTTGACTGCGATGTAGTTGTTAACATCTTTAAACGCAATTTTTTCGTATGGTGTGTATTCGAAAGTAAAACCACTTAATTCTTCGAATTGTTGCACACACCACCGGACGCTTTGTTCATTGTAGTCTGCAACACGGATAACAATGCCGTCAGTGTTTGCAGATAACACGGTGGCACCTTCGCGCTCCAACATTTCAATTAGCATCAACAAAGTGAATTGCCCTGTCATTGTGACAGCTAACATAAGGTCCGGAGCATACAGGATACTATGAGGACTCGCTAACTTACCGAAGGTGCCGTTCAGACTAATTTTTAACGTGTCTGCCGTAACCTTATCGCCCTTACTTTTTGCTTGGATACGTTCATCATAGATACGACGATACTCGTTTATGAAACGATCCCCAATGTGCGATGGTGATAGATTTCCGTTAAGAATAATTGTTGGATAAAAACTAGCAGCATCAATCTCGTAGATTAATTCGTCGCGTGCAAGGTGAGTGACCCGTTTGTCATGCGTCGAATGCAATCCCCCGATGCCTAACTTATAACTCCCCGTCCGTGTATAGACCTCTAACTTATCTAAACTGTCAGGCATTTTAATATGACCGGATTTTTTATCGACATAAAATTTCATATCGGCAATATCTTCTAAAACAGATTGGGTACCTGCAAAGTCCATTTTAAGATAGTCAGGTGGATCGTAGGTGATCGAGTTCGGGATTGGCACTTCATAAGATTTTAACTTCAACGTTTTTTTAAATGCTTGTTCAGCCATCTGACTATCTGATTTGCTTCGGAGATCGATGCCATATTGCTTTGACATTTGCAGTCGAAGTTCTAGCTCCGGTTCAAGTCGCTTAAATAATTCGGTAGTAGTTGCAATGTCGTTCAGACAATACGACTCTAAAATATTTTGCTGATCATCGTCTAAATCGGCATTGGGATCATAGGGTAGATCTTGAAGCATCGGCATATTCATTCGTGCTCCATAGGCTTTAAGGCCGACAAAACTTGGTGCGACTTCAATCAAATCGATGTGATCGTTTAAGACATCGTTCAGTTTATATTCGGTTTTAATTTGAAACGAGGTAATTCCTTCGACAATAATTGCGTCACTAATTTGTTTAATCGTCTCGGTGCTCAAACCTTTACACCAAGCAGAGACAATAACACTGTCATAGTGATAGCTATTGAAACCTACAAACGTTTTATCTTTGTCACCGACGAATACACGCAACCGAGTAGCTGACCCAGACTCACTGTGCCAGATCGACTGCCGTTCATTTGTCTCAATACACTTGGCTAGGAACAACGCACAGTTGGGGTAAACCTCAACATCAAATACCCAAGTGCTCATGGCGTACACTCCGCGCCTACCCGTTTGTAATCAGGCCACGCTCCTTGCTCAACCATGTAGCAATAATGTTTGAACTCCCTGAAATTGAAGTCCACATCCTCGGCAAAAAAATAGGAATGCACGGTTAGGTATACGAGTACCAACACCAAAGCTATAAAGATTGTTCCATACATATTATTCATTATTAGTTCTCAGTTATAAAAGGTTCCCCAGAAGTCGCACCTTCTGGGGAGATTTTTTGGAATAATCAAATGACCATCTTGTACCCCAGAACTCGTCGGACCAAGCTCTGGAGTACTGAGATGGAGACTAAAAATAGAAACAAATAATATTTTTTGTCAACACCTATTTTTAAGGCCAAAAAAAGTGTTTAAAATCAATGGGTTAACCCAGGACTTGACATCTACTCCGGAAAATGTAATACTATAAGAATAACGAGAACTTATAACTATAACGGAGACCCGATATGGGATTGATTAAGAAGTCTAAAAACGTCACCACTGCGGAACGCGACTTGGTGAAACGCCTTACCAAAAAATGTATCAAGGAAATCGTCAAAGCCAAGTGGGAAATCACTGGGCCAAATTCCAAGCGTCTTACTATGGCTGATGTTTGGGATAAGCTGTATCTCAAAATCAAGTGTAAGGGTCAGCGATCTTATGGGGGCGAAAACTATGTATGCATCGACGTTGCTCGATTTCGCAGAGGTGACACATTCGTCCATGAGTACGCTCGGATTAAAAATGATCCCGTTATCGGAGAAATGGAGTTTGCAACGCCAGAGGATGCATTGATGCTGACGGTGGCGCATGAAGTGGCTCATATGATTCACTACAACTATTGGGATACTACACGGTGGTTGCGGAATGGTGACAACACACCACACGGTCAGAATTGGCAAAAGATCTACCGGATTCTGAGAAGAGAATTGGTCAACACAAACAAAGCGAGGATTGCAGCATGACTTATACAGAAAAACCTTGGCAAGAAGAACCTTGGCAAAGTAAAGCTGATCGTTGGGACGCGATCAGTTACGAGGCTCAACTACTATTGCTAGACAAGAACAACTTGTTGGGTGGTTGCACGATACATGACATCACCGAAGAGATGATAGAATTGGGCGAAGGTTTGGACAAAATAGTTCGCAGACCGTTTGGGAGAATACCGTTGCCTGAACGGTTGGAAAAACTCAATCCTAATTCTGGTGGTAACAAACATATAAATTGGATAGAGACATGAGAATGTATAGAGTGATCGAAAATAAAATGCGGAGTGGGTTTGATATGGCGAACGACACTCGTTGGTTTGATACGGTTGCTGAGGCACGGGCTGAGGCATTGGAGTTGGGGATGCCCCTCGACTCCATCGTTCAAGAGTTGATGATCGGCACAAAAGGTGATCTGATTCAGACCGTCAAAAATTTTCTAAATGGTGACTATACCATCGACGGTTGCATCCGGACAGTCAGAAGTCTGGGATCAAATCGCCAAGTCGCTGAATTAAAAGTTGTAAATTTGTTTGACTCTACTCCGGAGTAGTGGTACGATCAAGGATAACTTATAACGGAGAACGGATATGAAATTTAAAATGCCAAAACACCCCTATGGTAAAAAGCCTCCCAAAACTATGCAAGGCGCAACCTTTATGTGGGTACACTTACAAGACGAGCTGCCACGAATCGGTTGTGGTCATCGCACTGTTTGGGCCAAAGCTGGAAGGAAGTGGACACACGTTTGCGACACAATTGGCAATCGAGCCAAGTTGCTTAATACACAGTTTAACCAAATTAAGAGGGTTGCGAAATGAGCAAATTTATTCATAAGATCGAGGGGCTTGAGGATTGGGTTCGGGGTCATGGGTCACCCTATGATCGAGGTGGTGCAGATAGTTATTACCAAAGACCATTCAGTCCACATTACCATAAGTGGGTTGATGGCAAGCGTGAGACAGTGTTGCCAAAAGATATGTCGAACTTTGAGTTGAACGAATATCACCAAGGTTACATCGAAAACGAAAAGCTCGGTCACAAAAAAGAATATTGATTGTTGACAATATTCCGGAGTAGATTTATAACCAAATCATAACTTAAAACGGAGAACTTGAAATGATTAAATTTGTAGACCCCAACGAAACAATCGAAGAGTTTAAAGGACGCGAGTGTGGATATGCTAACTTCCACGGTTGGTCCGACATCCAACCTTGTGAGATTGTCAAAGTAATTAGCGACAAGTGTTTGGAAGTTCGATTTATGGATGCTGAACAACTACACACTGTCAAAGATCTCGGGTACGTCTACGGTGGATTTTTCGGTCACGCTACGAGAAACCATGAAGGACAGAAATGGCAGATAACATCTAACCCAAAGAACCCCGTGTTTCGCATTCGTAAGCACAAAAATGGAGATTGGAAAGATCGGAGTGGTAGTCGGCACGTTTTGTCCGAAGAACCGAGAAAATTTTACGATTACAATTTTTAACAAAAAGGGGCTTCGGCCCCTTTTTTAGTGTTGACTACTTCCGGAGTAGTTGTTATAACACTTGTATAACTTAGAACTTAAAACGGAGATAACGACATGGAAACTTTATTTGATCTTTACACAGCCGCCGATGAGTTACTTGCCATCGAGGGTCAACTCAAAGCTCTTAACGCACGCAAGAAAGAACTCCATGCAGAGTTCAAGTCTCGCGGTGACAACATTGACATCGCAGGCCACGGTTGCACGATTCAGGTTCGCACACACAATCGTAAGAACGTTGACATTGCAGCTCTCAAAGCAAAAGTATCGCGTCAGTTTCTTCAGGCTCACACAACTGAAAAGCCTGTTACGACGATTGTCGTAAGAC